AAGTAGTTGGTAAGTGTATGATGGGTTCTACTGCTAATAAACAGCAAGATGGTGGTGCAGAGTTTAAAGATATATTCTACGATTCTGATATGGGAGAAAAAGATCTTAACGGTAGAACAAAGAGTGGTTTGTATAAATTATTTATACCTGCTTACGATAACTTAGAAGGGTTTATAGATGAGTACGGATACAGCGTTATAGATACACCTGATAGTCCAGTTATGGGTATTGATGAGATGATGATTGATGTTGGTGCTAGAGATTATATACAGAATAGGAGAGATGCTTTGAAGGATGATACTACATCACTTTCAGAATTTAAAAGACAGTTTCCGTTTACTGTAGAGGAAGCGTTTAGAAATGACACACAAAGTTGTATATTTGATGTCGAAAGAATTTATCAGCAGATGGATTACAACGAAGTTAATAATACTCCTACAACAAAAGGAGAGTTTGTTTGGAAAAATGGCGTACAAGATAGCGAGGTTATATGGATACCTCACAGAAAAGGAAAGTGGGAGATCACTTGGGTTCCAGAAGTTCAAAATCAAAATGTTGTGTCTTCTAGGTTTAATAAAAAATTTCCTGGTAAATCAGATCAGCTTGTTGCAGGTTGTGACCCTTACGATCACGATACAACTACCGATGGTAGAAGGTCTGATGCTGCTGCTCATGTATTTCATAAGTTTAGTATGTCGAGTGATGCGTCTATGCAGTTTGTATGTGAATACATTAATAGACCACCTAAAGCAGAAATATTTTATGAAGATATGATTAAGATGTGTGTGTTTTATGGTTGTCAAATACTAGTAGAGAACAACAAGGTAGGAATACTAAAGTATTTTGAGAATAGAGGTTATTATGAGTATTTGATGGATAGACCAGATATGACTCACACAGAGTGGAGTAGAGGAAAACAAAAAACAAAAGGAATACCTGGATCAGGTGCTGCAGTAATTAATGCTCAAGCAGAAGCAATAGCTACTTATATATATGATAATGTTGGTTATAATGCAGATACAGGAGAGATTGGGAGATGTTATTTTAACACACTTCTTGATGATTGGAGTAGATTTGAGATAGATAATAGAACAAAATATGATGCTAGTATATCGTCTTCATTGGCTTTATTAGCATCTCAAAAATATATAAAACCTAAAAAAGAATTAAAGGCATCATCCCCTTTAGTTAAAAGATATAGTAACAAGGGAATGTTTAGTAAACAAATAAAATCATGATTTACGGCAATAATAAAAATAAATTAAATGGTTATCCATCACCTCTAGCAACTAATGAGGAGAAAGCTCAAAAGGAGTATGGCCTTGAGTACTTTAAAACAATGTACTACGAGTGGCATAACAATGGTGATGTTTATTTCAGAGATCGTAAGATGCGATATAATCGTAACAGATCTTACGCTGAAGGAAATCAAGATGTAGGCAAATATAAAGACCTTCTTGATGTTCAGGGAGACTCTTCTTATTTAAACATAGACTGGAGTCCTGTATCTATAATACCAAAGTTTGTTGACGTTATTGTTAATGGCATGGTTAATCAAGATTATGATATAAAAGCTAAGACTATAGACCCTATTGCTGCTAACGAAAGATTGGAGAAGAAAAAAGAAATGTATGGAAACATGCTAACTAAAGATTTCTTAAACAACTTAGAAGATGAAACGGGATTACCTTTAGCTCCTAAAGGATTTATTGCTGAAAGCTCTGAAGAGATAGACATGTTTATGGCACTTAACTATAAACAAAATGTTGAAATAGCTTTAGAAAAAGCAATAGAGTATACTTTGGATATTAATGATTACGATGAGATTAAAAGGTACATGATACGTGATCTTGTTGTTTTAGGTTTATGTGCTGCTAAGACAGAAATATCAAAAACAGAAGGAGTCAAAATAAGACACGTTGATCCTGTAAATCTTATAACATCATTTTCTTCTAAACCAGACTTTAAGAATATACGCCACGCAGGTGAAGTTTATTCTATGACTATAGCAGATTTAAAAATGCAAGCTGGAAATGAGTTTAGTGAAGAAGATTATATTAAGATAGCTAAAGAGTATGCTGGTAAAAATAATAACCCGTCAAATTATGGGACTCAAGCTTACTATGAAAATGGTAACGAAACTTATGATTACGATAAGTTTAGTGTTAATATATTAGACGCTGAGTTTATTACTAGTCATTCTTTAAAATACGAAAAGAAAGAAAATAAGCATGGTGGTTATTCTGTAAACAAGAAGCCTTCTAATTACAAGAAGCCTAAAAACTCTAAGACAAAAAGAGAAGATATAGGTCAAACAGTAAAAGTTATATATAAAGGTAAGTATATTGTAGGTACGGATTATGTGTTTAATTATGGTATGATGAAAGATATGCCTAGACCTAAATCTAATTTATCTGAGACAAGACTTTCGTATATAGTTTATCAACCAAACTTATACAAAATGAAGAGTCGTTCTTTAGTTGACAGAATGATTCCTTTTGCTGATCAAATACAGTTGGCTCACCTTAAGATACAGCACACTTTAGCTAAAGCTAGACCAAAAGGTGCAGCATTTGAGATAGGGTCTTTAGAGAATGTATCTAAGGGAGATGGTGGAACATTTACTCCTATGGAGCTTCAAGAGATTTACGATCAAACAGGTAATATATATTATAGACGTATAGATGACGAAGGTCAGATGACTGGAGCTGTTCCTATACAAGAATTAGAGAATGGTATAGGTAGAGACTTTGGTACTCTTATAGGTGTTTATAATCATAACATGCAAATGATTAGAGATGTGACTGGTGTTAATGAAGCCAGAGACGCTTCTAAGCCATCTAGTGAGGCTTTAGTTGGAGTTCAAAAATTATCTTTGTTAGCTTCAAATAATGCTACTAGAGATGTTAATGATGCTTATCTTAACGTTACAAGAAGAATATCTCAAAGTATTACTGTTCGTATGCAAGATTTAATAAACTTTAAAGGTTTACATAAAATGTATACTAATGTTATAGGTGATACTTCTATGCACTCCATAGATATGATGAAGAAGCTTTCTATTCATGAGTTTGGTATAACATTAGATGTTGCGCCTAGTGAAGAGGAAAAGCAAATGATGGAGCAAAACATTCAAGTTTCTTTAGCTCAAAAAGAACTTAGACTTGAAGATGCTATTATGATACGTTCTATTAGAAATATTAAAATGGCTAATCAAATGTTAATCCTTCGTAGAACAAAATATCAGGAAGATCAGCAAGCTATGGCTAAACAGGCTTCTGAGCAGAATGCTATGTTACAGCAACAATCAGCACAACAAGCTGCACAGTTAAAACAACAAGAGATGCAAGCAGAAATGCAAGTAGAGCAAGCTCGTCTTCAAGCTAAAACTCAAGCTGATATGCAGATTAAACAATTAGAGTTTCAGTTAAAAGAACAGTTTGAACAGGCTCAACATCAAAGAAGATTAAGAGAAATAGAACTTGGAAATCTTGGTAAAGAAGGTGCTGCTTCTATTCAAGGAGAGGTTCGTAAAGCTGTTCAAGAACAATCTGCTAAAAATCAATCTCAGATGATTGAGCAAAGAAAAGACCGTAGAGGACCTTTAGGTGAAGAACAAAACGTGACTCAATAGTTTGATATTAATATAAAATAAATTATATTTGCGAAAATAACATAAATTAAATTTAAGACAATGGATATAAGAGATGAATTAGTAAAACAGTTTGGAGGCGAGGTTGTACAACCTGAATCTAAACAAAATATCGTTGACTTGACTGGTGATGAAAACCAAGCAGTCGAGTCAGAGCAACCTGTAACGCAAGAGCAATCTAACGTTATAGACTTGACAGGTGAGAGTTCTTTAAATACTGAGGAAACTACCAATGTTGATGAACCTGAAGTTTATCAACAAGATGAGGGTTACGAGGACATTAGTGATGACGAAGTTGTCTTACAATACCTTAGCGAGAAGCTTGGGCGAGACATATCATCATTTGATGATTTTAACAACGATGGGTACGAAACAGAATATGATGAATTTGCTAGCGAGCAGCTTCAAGTTATCAATGATTATGTTAAAAATACTGGTCGTACAGTTCAAGATTACCTAAACACTCAAACTGTTGATTTAGAAAACGTGTCTGATGATGCTTTATTGATGGAATATTTAAGATTAGATAATCCAAGTTTAACTGATGCAGAGTTAAATGATTATATGGCGACAACATACAAAACAGATGCAGATTCTTATAGTGAAAGGGAAACCAATGCTGGTAAGGTTCAGCTTATGAAAGACGCTAAAGTCGCTAGAGACTACTTTAATCAGGTAAAAGAAGAGTATGCTATGCCTGATGAATCTTTTGATACTGGTGCATCTGAAGAAGAAAGAAGCGAATGGTTATCTCAAATGGAGGGAGAGGTTAATGACCTTGAAGGCTTATCATTTGAAATGAATGACCAAGGCGAAGAGTTTGTTTACAATCTTGATGACGAGGCTCGTGAGGAGATTAAAAACTACAACTCTAACTTAGAAAGTTTTTTTGATAAGTATGTCGATGAAAGTGGTGACTGGGACTTTGACGCTTTAAATACAGATATGTATATCCTA